GTTTGCCAATGAAATTTGAGCAGTTCTGTTTGGCACATATGTTTCAATTGCAATGTTTTTGGCAACACCATCAACAACTTGCTTTATATATGGCTGATTTTGTTGAAAGGCATTACTAGTAGCTACTTTAAATGAAGCATTGTAAGAATCGGCATTTGTTAAACCTAGTCTATTTTTTAATGTGTTTGTTGGGCTGCCAGGATTTAATGTTTTTGCCTGAGATTTATATTTGATATAATTAAAATCTGTAACTTTACTCGTTCTAGACATGGTATCAATAGATATAAGTCGATTTGATAATGTGCCAGAATTAACATCATTCATCATATCATAAACTTTAACAAACTCATAGTCTAAAACACTTATTGTTTTTTCTTGAAAGGATTGTGTTTTATCTTCTATACCTTGTTGTTGATATTTGTATGTGGCATAAATGTTATCTTTAAACATAGATTGTAAAGAACGGAAATTAAATCCATCTTTTGTTTCAAAAAATAACATATCGGCACCAATCTCACCTGTACCTTTAGGTCTTGCATATGTTGATAACCAACTAATTGCTTCAAAAGGTTTGAAACGAGGAACAATAAAATCATTTATGCCATTTGTTCGTTCAACTCTTATTTTTTCTTGTTTTACTTTTAATTTGTCAACTAGTATATCAGTAATAACCTTATCAATTTCTTTACCTTTGTATGACTTACTAATTTTAGTTTGTTCTGATAACAATAATTCTTCCGAGCAAAAATAGAATGTATAATTTTCGGAGTTTAAGTTGCCAACAGGTTTTCTATCTCCTATTTTATATACTCGATATACTTGTTTATTTGTATTTGGAGCATTCTTAGATTTTGCAAAAATAATTTCAACAAATTCATTTCCTGTTAAATCCAATAGTTCAATATATCCTTGAGCATCTGTAATGGTAAGATAACCAGACACAGAAAAACTGTAAATATCTTCATAATAAGATAATTCCAATAACAACTTTTTCATTTCAAATCGTTGGCCAGAACCTGTTAAAAAATTAATAGATTCTAAAGAATAGTCTTGCGGATAATACGCACCAGGATTTTCTACATCGGTGTAAATATTTTGGTCAATTTCAGCCATATTTTAAGCAGCCATCAAGTCAGTAAATTGTTTTTCTAATTGGTCAACATAAGCAGAATTTAAAATTTTAATACTTCTTTTAGATTCATTTACATTTAATTCATAATCATAGTAACTCACAGCAGCCTTTGAAATAGTAATTGTTACAATTCCTGTTGGCAATGTATATGTGGTTGTGCCTACGATTAATGAATTATATGTATCTTCATCAATAACGATGTTTTTGGTTGTAGTGGTTTGAGTTGATGCATCGTATTGTGTAACAATTTTTTCATAATGTTGCACAGTTGAATAAGGATTGAATGAAGTATACTTATTTGTTATGTAAGCATCAAAATCATTAGTTGATAATGGCCAATCCCATTGTGGGTCTGTTATTTGATTTGCAAATAGAACAATCCAATATCGATAAGAATCACCATAGTATTTGTATGCCACAATTTCAGGTGTATCACCATCTTGCACATCATAGTCATAATACACCATTGGATTTTTCAATATCTCAGGTATAATGGAACACCGAGCCATCAAATCGGTCATAACAACAGAATTACGATTTGCGTCTGTCTTTATAATCTTTGGTAATGTATTAAAATATTGCATTTTAATATCCTTGTTCTATTCTATCTCTTGTCAAGAGTTCGATTTCTTTAAAATTAATAGTTAATTGAATTTGAGTTGGTGCACCATCAGATTGAGTGGTAAAACCATTTGGTGCATAATTCACATCAATATTTTCTATAACACTTTTGGTTATTTTATTAATTTTTTTATTTTCTTGACCATTAAAAAAGAATTTTGGTGTAAAAATAGAAGGTGGCACAAAAAACATACCTGCTGATCCTGTAGCGAGTCGAGGAGCGGCATGAACTTTAAATAATTTAATAATCTTTTCTACAGTTGCAGCTTCTTGTCTTGAATATGGTGTAAATGTAAAAGCCATTTGATAAGTTCTAAAATCAATACCTTCAAACAAAATTTGTTGTTGTGGGTTAAAAGCGTAACCTTGACCTCTCAATAGTAGTTTAGCTGGTCCTGAATTAATAGCTCCCAAAACAGCTTTGGCGGCTTTACCAATAATAGGTGTTTGTTGTGCTGCGGTCGCCAAACTTAATTTGTCATATTGAGCTGCATATGTAAAGTTTACTGTTTCTGGAATATACAATGAAATTGTTCCAACTGTTTTTAATTCTGGCTGAGTAAATTGAACTGATTTTAAAATACTGTTTGGATCTTCACGAAACTTAGAAATACCACTAGATAATTGATTGTATGTTTCTACAGGACTTGTAATTGCATCTGCGATTCCGCTAGCTGCAGCACTAGCCGCTGACTTGGCTGCACCAAGAAGTTTTTCTGTTACTTCATTAAATGTGGCTGGTTTTATTTCACTAATTGTAAACTGAACATAATGACCTCTAGTGGCCGATTGTAAATCTCGTGGATACTGTAAATCGGTTCGACCAAATTTGTTTTGATAAAGAGCACCAAGAGGTCCGTTGACTACTGCACCAGGTATGGTTACACCGCCGATAGATGTTGGTATTGAAATGATAGCCATTAGGTTGTCCTAAAAGAGAGATACATAATACTATATTTATGGCATATTCTGGACGATTTACACCTTCTAACCCCCAAAAATACATTGGGGACTACAATAATATCATCTACCGGTCAAGCTGGGAGGTAAGGTTTATGCATCATTTTGATAGGGCCGATTGGTGTGTTTCGTGGTCAAGTGAAGAAACTTTTATTCCATATAAGTCACCGGTTGATGGCCGCTGGCACCGATATTTTCCGGATTTCATAATTAAAGTCTGTACCAAAGACGGAAAGTTAAAAACATGGATGGTTGAAGTTAAACCAAAAAAACAGACACAGCCACCAGAAAAACAAAAAAGAGTGACAAAACGATATATTACGGAAGTGACAACCTGGGGAGTTAATCAGGCAAAATGGCAACAAGCTAAAGAATATTGTGCGGACCGAGGCTGGGACTTTGTAATATTAACGGAGGATCACCTACCAAATTTATAACAATTATCAAAGTGATATCTTTTCATTAAAGGTTGTGCTCCTTGTTTTTTACAATGTGGACAAACGACTATTGTATACTTTTTACCTTTATTTGGTGGATTTTTTCCTATTTTTTTCAAAGACATTTTTCTTCTAGTTTCTTCACTTACTGGATGACCCATTAAAGTCTTTGAGATCCGTTTTTTCATTTCTTCACTCTTTTTTTGATTTCCTGAAGTACCTTTTATTCCTTTATTCCATGGTACTTGTAAACCTTTTTTGCCTTTGTTCCAAGGTTCAATTGGCTGAGATAAGCATTCAAAATAGATATCCCCATACTCTTTTAGTGTATATTCTATATTGAAGTGTTTACAAAGATTAATATCTACTATTCTCTGTTCTTCTTTGGTGAGCTTATAAATACTCATACTGGCATTCCTTTACAATGTTAGAGTAGGCGGATACCGTTAATATCGTGGCCTACACCTATTTATAACATTTGGAAATAATTTTGAGTTCTAAACTTACACAATTAGCAAAACAAAAGACCGCTTCGGAACTTCAAACGATGGGTCGTGATTCTTATCGTTGGTTAACCAAGAAAATAAGTTCACTTAGTAATCCAACAAGTATTGCTTCCACGATTGCACGAGAAGATAGAAGTAACCATTTTTACAATGGTGGACTATATTTCTTTTATTATGACCCCAAGACCAAAACAGACTTACCATATTATGATAGATTCCCTTTGGTACTGGTATTAGACATTCAAAATGACCACTTTACTGGTCTTAACCTACATTATTTACCAATTCAGTACCGAGTGGCTTTTTTGGATAAATTGATGGATTTTGCGGTGGTTGACGGCAATAAAGACATACAGCGTATGAGTGTCACCTATGACATATTGAACGCCTCCAGACGGTTTAAAGAGTTTAAACCATGCTTCAAAAAGTATTTAAAGAGCCATGTTCAGTCAAAGATACTTGCCGTGCAGCCAAATGAGTGGGATATTGCGGCATTCTTGCCAATACAACAGTTTAGAAAAGCCTCACCGGCCAAAGTGTGGCAAGAATCACTAGAACAAATACGATAGGGAAATAAAATGGCAGGTTCGATTACCGAATTCAAAGCAAGTTTTAGGAAAGAAATTGCACGACCAAATAAGTTTGATGTCAATATTCCTGTTCCATTAACTTTGATACCTTATGTCAATAATGCAAAGAGTTTGAACTATCGGTGTGAGAGTGCCAATCTACCTGGTCGGATGTTGGCAACTACAGAACAAAAGATTGGTTCAAAT